ATCACATTGGGATTTTTGAAGAAAATTGATATTACCTTTCGAGGAATGTCAATGTTTGTTTCTGAGCCATTACGCCAACAGGTCACTGTTATGCAATTGGTTGAGAAAATTGTAATCTTTGGTAAGTTAGTTCTTTCTAAAGCCATTTTGGTTTTTGAATCTGGAAACATTGATTTGTTTTTCCAAACAGAAGCTAGGAGTGTTTATGATAATGAATTTACTTTTATCACATCCCAGAAACCTCGAATTGATTTAGGCCGTAAGGCTGATATTGATGAAGAGACTTATGATCGTCGTGTTCATGAATGCATTGAGACCACTTTGTCATTATTGAACACTTGCAAGATTAGTGAAAGAGCTTATTACTCTACTCGTCTTGCACGTTTGCGAGAAATTCAGACATCCCGCACTTTGTCTAAGAAAGAAGGTATCCGTGAGAAACCTTATGGAATACTTCTTTATGGCGGATCAGGTGTTGGAAAGTCTGCGATCGCCAATCCATTAACGCGTTTTGTCCTTCAATCAAACGGATTTGATTATAGCCCACGTGCTGTAACTTCGTTGAATATGGAGGATAAATACCAATCGGAATTTTCTACTTACCACAAAGGAGTAATTTTCGATGATGTTTGCAATACTGCATTGGAGCGTACGGATGGATCGCCTACATTACCCATTATTATGTTTTTGAATAACATGACAATGGCTGCTTTGAATGCCAATGCCGATATGAAAGGTAAGGTTATGATAGAACCAATGGTGGTTGTTGCAACCACTAATGTTAAGGACTTAATGTCTAATCAATTGTCAAATGAACCTTTATCTATTAATCGTCGTTTCGAAGCTACTATTACTCAGCGTGTAAAGCCTGAGTATTGCAAGCCTGGAACGGAAATGTTGGATAGTTCGAAGATCGCCCATATGTCTGGAGATCAATTTCCCGATTATGCCACTTATACTGTTGAAGTACCCCGTTACATGGAGAATAAGACAGGTGACAAATTTAAGTCAGGAAGAACACAACATGTAGTTTTTGTACCTCGTGTATTTGAGGGAAAAGAACTTGTTGATGTTGATATCAAGACATTGTTACGTTTTTTGAAGGCCGACTCTGAACAGCATTTTGCTCATCAGAAGTCATTCGTTGCCTCACAACGTGAATTGGCCGATATGCCATTGTGCGAGTGTGGTTTGCCAGTTGGTATGTGTGATCCTTGTCCTTTGGATTCACAAGCTGGTATTCCCAATGTCGGTGAGGTCGTTGAATACCTTACTGCTTTGGAGATTCGTATTATTGCATGGATTAATGCTATGTTACAGGCTCTTATGGTTTCCCGTTTTGGATCAGCTATTATTGCTTATTTTATGCGAGACAAAATGAGAGATATTGTTATGGGTAGCATTGGTTATTATCTTATTTGTGTTATTATTACACTAGGATATGATACCTTCCAGCATGTGCGAGGATCGTGGATGATCCTTGCTTTTACGTTATTATACTTGCTATATGTTTGCATTCGTTTTAATATGGTCCGTCG